TCCTTGAGTGCCTTTGCGGCGGGAGACATGGCCATGGGGTACCTCACGTGCTCTTGTGATGGAGTTGGATGGTCTTCTGAATCTTGGTGTTGATCACAGAAACCTTCTTTGCAGCGGTTGCGCTGTCAACCTTACCACGAAGCAAAGCATGCTTCTGCTTGGTGAGGTCCTCGACGCGCTTCTCTTTCACCGCGTGCATGTCAACGCCTCTCGCCTTGCGAGCGGCGATCGTGCGCTGGCGACGCTCGGCGATGTTTTGGTCAATCTGCTGGTCCGTGTAGGAATCAACGCGGACCCGCTTGCCAGGGTTCTGCTCTTCCAGCTTGCGGCGATGCTTTTCAAACTCGCCAGTGGTCATGGTGCCACCGTCGGTGGTCACCGTGCCGAAGCTGTTGAGTCCAGGTGCCTGACCGCTGTGCCAGGAGATGCGCGTCGGTGCTCCGCAGACAGAGCACGCAGGCGGCCCCTCACTACGCTTGTAGAGGCTCTGGGTGTAGTGGCCGTTGTCGCAGACCAGATCGTGGGAGACAAAGCTCATTGGTTGTCCAGGTTCAAGGAGTCGCCCGTATCACCGAAATCGCCAGTATCTCCGAAGTCTCCGGTGTCCGCAGCATCTTCGTTTTCTTCGTCGGCGCTTCGTGCCTCGAACGCTTTCTGCGCAGCCTTAATCGCGTCGTAGTACTGTTTGGAAATCCGAACCTGCTCTTCGGTGCTGAGCCGAGGAGAGAGATCAATCAAGGGCCCCATCGCTTCTCGAAGGGTTTCTGCGTATAGCTCGTCCGTTGTCATCTTCGCTTTTGGCGGAGCGGCAGAGTCAGGCTGTGTTGCTGCCGGCAAAGGAAACGCCGAGAACGGATCGCGTCGACCACGGATGCGGTCGATTGCACTCTCAGCGTTTTCCTTGGTCTTGTCGACAAGCTCGTTGTACGACTCGACTTTGGTAGCTTGGTCAGCCATGACTACTCTTCGTCTTCCTTCTTGGAGGAGTCGATGATCATCGCCTCACCAGCCTTTCCTTCCAGCATCTTCGTCAGATTTAGACGTTCACTTTCCAGCGCTGGACGCAGGCTCTCAAGGTTTTCAAAAGCTTTCATTTCGTCGAGCATCGTCATTGTGTCTTTCGGCAACTTCTTGGTGGCGATGTTGCGAAGCACATTCATGGCCGCAGGGTCGTTAGGACGATCCGCGTACATGCTTGCAGCACGTGCAACTTTGTTGACGTTCTCCAAGTCGGTTGATTTTTGTTTCATGTTTTCGAGGATGTCTACGTACATGTCAGCCATCTTCAACTCCGTCTGACGCGCCCAAGGCGTCGATTGCTTGCTTTTGACGTTGACGAGCGAGAAAACGAGCGATCTCTTCGTTCTCTTGCTCCCCAGAAACCAGAGATTCACTTGATGAGAGAAACAGCGGGTCCAACTGCGAAACAAGAGCGCTGGGGTCAAGCTCGCCAGACCTTACCTTTTCGTAGATTTCTTTTGCACCCAAAACGCCCAAGACTGCGCCAAGCGGACCAGCGCCTTTTTTGACGACCTGACTCACAGTTCTTGCACCCTTCTTGAGCGCCGGGTTGTTGAAAGTCCTTCTGGCTGCGCCTACAGCTTCGGTGCCGCTTTGTTCGACCGCCTGCTTCGCACGCTGATACAGGCCAAGCTGATCGCCTGCCGGGGGCAGAGCGCGAGCTTCTTGGATGCGACGTGATCGAGGAACTGATTCCTCAGCAGCTTTCGCTGCTTTTTTGGCGGCTCTTCGTGCTTCCATCATGGCGTCGTCACGCGCGGGGCCTGGAGACATCTGCTCAACTTGGAGTAGACGATCACGCGCGGCCAATGCTTCGTTGAACCGCCTCTCAAAATCCGGTGCAGGCTTGAACCTTTCTGGCCTGCTCTTCATCCTTTCCAGCTTGCGTGAATATGTTCTTTCCGTAATCGGATCAATCGACGCGTCGATTCTCTTGCTGCCTTCGGGGTCTTCGATGAGACCGAGACTTGCTCTTGCAAACGGAGACACATCAACACCAAACTGACCGGAACGGCGCGCAGAGTACATTAGGCTGTCTCGTTGATCCAGCAGGTTCCTTCGGTACGCGAGGTCGGTCTGCCCGCGCTCAGAGGCCAGCAGATCTTCGATGTCATCGAACATGTTGAGAAAATCAGCCGTGTTTTCGTCTACCTTCATTGAGGCTGGAACGTCTACGCCCATGGCGCGGAAGGCATCAACGGGGCCTGCGGCAGCAGCGCGACCTTTGTCTCTTTGGTCGCGGACAAAGCTCTCCAGCAGTTCTTCGTCGCGGGCGAGTTCAGGGTCTGTTGCAAACCGCACCGCAGCTTCGCGCTTGCGACGAATGTCTGAGTCAATGTTTTCAGCGCCGGATGGTGTCGATTCTGGCTTAAATGGATCTTCGAGCCCAGGCTTGAGTTGACCGTATTCGTCGAAAACCTCAGGCCCCTCGTCAGAAAAAACACTTTCGAGGTCTACTTCAAGCTGCTGCTTGCGAAGATTATCTTGCTCTGCCATTGCTGTGTCCATGTCGGACTTCAGCTTGTCGTAGAACGAAACCTGCTCAGCCATCTTCAACTCCTACTGGGGCGGGCTCTGGCCCTGCATCTGGGCCAAGCGCTGGATTTCACGAAGTACTTCGGGCGGGAGGTCTTGCATCTCGCCTTGGGCTTCAGACTGTGACTCAGAGCGGCGCTGAGGCTGCTGCTGCTGCTCTTCTTCCTTGACGGCAGCACCGCCCTTGGCGACCTGCTGTTGCTGGGCAGCGGCTGCCTGGGCGGCAGCCATCTGCGCCTGCCGAGCCTGTGCCTCGGGGATGATGAGCCGGTTCGGCAGTCCCAAACCGCTCACAAGCTCTTCAAACAGCTTGAAGGTGTCGATGTTCGGGGCCTGCGCCAGGAGCGGCACCATGGCCTGCAGGGTCTCCAGAAGCACAGCGGGGTTCTTGCGGATGGGGTTGTAGCTCACCATCTCGAAGTCCATGTCCAACTGGCGAAGCTGCTGCACGCCGATGAAGTTGAACATGTCGCTGCCCGAGAGCCGAATCATCTTGGGCTTCTTCATGTAGCGCTGCATCAGGTAGAACATCTTCGACGCCGCGTCTTCGAGCGCGGTGTTGAGGTGCCCTTCGCGGGTTGCCAGCCGGGTCCGCATCTGCGCGTCGATGATGGCCATCTCGGTCGCGGTCTTGGCTCCAGCCACCTGACCACGAGCGGCTTCTGCCAGAGCGCTCTGGAAGGCTGCGTCGTTCTCCAGACGCTGGATGAAGGCAATCACGATGTCGGGCACGTTCGGCCGCGGCATCTCGTAGAAGAGCGCACCGAAGTTGCGCATCTCGTCCACGCCCTCTGCGTCCACAGGAACGAACGAACCGACCATGGCTTCCATGGCCTTGTCGAGCGTCGAACTGTCGATCTTCCCGGCATCGTAGAGAATCTTCGGGACGTTGAGGTAGGTGATGCGCTTCCACAGTGTCAGAAGCTGGTTGATGTTGGTCTGCTGGTCGAGGATCAACTGAACCTCAGACAGACCGGTGCAGTCCACACCGCTGTGGTTGAGCGAGAACATGCTGAAGGGAACGAAGTCGAGCGTCCCCTTGAACAGGATGTGGTCAGCGCCCATGTGGTAGTGGATGACCTGATTGCTCTCCAGGTCGTAGAACTCATAGACCAGCACGCGCTTGTTGGTCGTGCTGAACTTGGTCATCGAGGTCTTCTGCACGTCGTCGAGCATCCAAGACGGGTACGCTTCGGGCTCGATGTCGTCGTGGTGTTCGTACCGCCCTGACTTGACCTTGGCCTTGTAGGCTGCCGGCGTGAGCGGACACGCCTGAATCCAGTAGCGAATGTCTGCGTTGTCCCGAGCGTTGAGGTCGAAAAAGACCGACGCAGGGTTCGGGTTGCTCAGGACCGGGGCGTCTGCTTTTGCGTCCCACGAAACCTTGAAAATGCCTCGCTTACAAAGCACCGCATCCATGAGCGCCAACGCAGACCGACGACGCATGTTCACAGTGCGGAACGCCCACTCCATCAATCCGTTGACGGCCCCTGCCATCTCTTGGCTTTCGGGGGTCTGGGGCATGGCAGAGACTTGCGGGTTGGGTCCGAGCAGACTGCTGATCGCCGTGTCGGTCACGGCGTAAATCATGTTCTTCTGGGCGTACATCGAGGACAGCCGCGCATCGAGGATGGCACCGTTCTTCTCGTAGGTCTCCCAGAAGTCGCCTCGGTAGTAGGACCGAGCACGATCGAAGTCGTTCTTCTCTGAGTCCTTGTAGTAGGTGAGGTGTTGCTGAATCAGGTCTTTCAACTTTGCCATGTCAGCCCCTCAGCGACTTCAGTGCGCCTGCAAGATTGTGTAGGCGGGTTGCTTGGTCAGCGTGCATCTGCGACGCCTTCCGCAACTCTCCGACCATTTCGTCCATCTGCTCGACGGCTTCTTCCGCGATGGTCTCGGTGTGCTCCTCTCGCATCATCTCGCCCGGCCCGTCGTACATGACCTCGTCTTCGTCGTCGTAGAACTCGTGGTCGTACTTCATGCCTTCGGCGCACTCCATGCACCCACAACCGCCGTCATGCGAGTCTGGGTCGCTCACGATTTCGAGAATCATGGCCTCGGGGCCAAACTTCTCGTAGACGTGCGCGAGCAGGTCTTTCATGTCGATGAGGTTGTCAGGGTGCATGGGTTCCTCAGCTTCGCTTGCGCATGTCAACGTCGGGAATGTCTGCTTCTGGCATGCCGCCAGATTCCCGCATGGTCTTGGGCCCTTCGATGGTCAGGTCTTCCATCTCAGCCGCAGCCCGCCGGGGCCGACGAGCCACAAGCGGCATGTTCTTGATTGGCATCCGTGCGAGCGGGTCCTGCCTTTCTGGCGCTTCTGTCTGCGCCATGACGCGGGGGCGAGCCTGCATCACATCAGCAGCAGCCTTTTCACGCGCGGTCTGTTCAGACCGACGCTTGAACTGCATGCCAGGAACCACAAGCGGCTGACGCGCTACAGGCGCTTCCGCTTCGTAGGTGATGGGTTGCGGACCGAGGCCGCGAGCCTTCTGCTGGCGCACGCGAGCCTGTGATTCAAACAAGGCCTTGATGGCGTCGAAGTCGTTTTCCATGGGTTCTCCTCAGCGACCGGCTTGGCGCATTTGAATCTTGCCGATCTTCAGGTCGAGGTCTTCCATCGGTGCTCCACCGAGGTCTTCTTCCAACCCTTCTTCAAAGACATCAATGCCCTTTCTGGTCCGCGCCTTCGTAAGTTCGCTTTCCTGAATGGCTTCTTCCTGCGCGGTCAACTCGGGCGCAGGCTTAGGATCTGACGCCACCGGCCGGTCGGGGTCAGTCATGGCTTCCCGAAGAGCTTCGCGTGTGTCTGGTCCTACGATGCCGTCAACAGCAATCTTTGCGTCTTGCTGGAGCTTCATGACTGCAGCGCGTGTCTGTGGCGTGTACTTGTTTACGTCGGTGAAACCACCTTTGATAAGACCGAGTTCCTGCAGGTTTTCGTTCAGGTCACGAACCTGCGAGCCGCGTGCGCCCACTGCGAGGAGGTTGTTCCTCGGAGCCATGGGGAAGGCGCTTCGACGCTGCCCAGTCGTGGTGGGTTCCATCTTGATGTCTTCGTCAGTAGTCCTGAAATCAAGTGGCGGTACAATGCGCGGTGTTTGGTTCGCCAGTTCAACGTCTTCATCGGTGGTCAGAAAGTCAGGTCCAGCCAAGCTGTCGATTGCTGCCTGCCGCTGCATCTCAAAGAGTTCGGCTGCTTCTTGGTCACCAGAAGCCAAGTTTTCGCTTGAGGCGAGGAACAGCGGATCCAGCGCTTCGAGAAGTGCGCTGGGATCAAGCTCACCAGACTTTACCCCTTCATAGGCTTCTTTGATTCCAAGGGCACCCAAACCATAACCAAGCGGACCCAAGGCCTTTCTGGCCAGCTTACCCGCACTTCTTGCGCCTTGCTTCATTGCAGCGCGCTGTGCGGCCTTTGAGGGAACGAGTTCTGCCCGCGTAGGCAAACCTGCGGCTCTGGCTGAGGCTGCTCTGGCCCTTGCTCTGGCTGCTGTCCGTGCTCGCATTTCTCTGTCCGCTGCTTGTGCCTGAGCCACAGCTTCGTCCATTTCAGCTTGCGTAAGTCTCGGGATTTTACTTCGCCCTCTCCGAATGAAATCTCCTTGCGCTGCTGCCCGTTCTTTCGCTACAATGTCGTCGATGTCCGCCTGTCTGAACGAAGTGGCAAATGTAGGTTCGGGAGGCAGGCCTGCTCGGGCCCTTGACAGGGCTCTCGCTCGTTCTTCAGCTTCGTAAAGTTCGATGTCGGCCATGCCCGTTCTTTGCGCTCTCTGTTTTGCTTTGCCAATGGCCCGCACTCGTTCCGCGTTGGCATCAATCTCAGCCTGCGGGATTGTAGTCTCCGGCGAAGGCACACGGCGGGCAGTGACTTCAAGGTCAGGAGGGTCAGGAGCGTCTACGCCCGACATACCAGACATGGCTCGATTAGTTCGGGCCATGTCAGTGGTGTCGGTAAATCGAGCCGCCGGCTGCGTACGACCCGTGACCTCTACAGTCATGTCAGGATCTGTTGGAATCGCTTCGGGCAACTCGTCCACCAAGCTGCCCTGGGTACCGATAGGAAGGGTGCGTGCCTGTCGACCTCGAGCCTCGACACCCATGCCCTCAGGGCTGGGCCGACGGGCGCGATCATCCATATCGAAAGCGGCGCGGCGGTCAGGGCCGGGGGACTGTGCGGCGCGTGCGCTACGAGTCCGAAGATCGGGGTTTGTCGTGTCGGCTTGTTGCGCAGTCCGAGCCATCTCTTCGGGATCGAAGTCACGGATACGGTTAGCGGCCTCTTGAGCAGCTTTCGTCCTGAGACGGTCGGCTTCTTCGACCTTCTTCTTGATCGCGTTGTAGATCGACAACTGCTCGGCCATGACAGTCTCCTACTTCTTGGGTTTTTGGTCAGTGTCGGTTGCGCGACGAGAGTCCTCATCAAGACGCTTCTTCACAGCATCGGCGACAGCGCGCTTGGCTGCTTGATAGTCTTTCTTGGGGGTCTTCTTCACGGCTACCTCATCTTCGGCACGGCGAAGGCTGACTCTTGCCGCTCGCGACGAACCTTACCACGTTCGTCGTTCAGCATCCGGTACGGAATCGCGCCCGGTGCAATCGCCACCACCTCTTCTTCCTCTCCTTGTGAGTTCCTCGCAGCCCTCCTGTCGTTGTACTTCTTGGCCTTGGACAGCAGGTCTGCCGCCATGACGTAGGTTCTCGCTCGGTCAAAGTGGTGCCCTTCGTTGTCGTCGCCTTTCTCACGACGGCTGAAGTCTCCATCGTACCGAAGCAACTGTTGCAGTCCTGCGCGCGACCGGATGGCAAGGTCGTCTTCGCGCAAGAGGCGCACGAGTGCAAACTCAGCTTGGGCGATGCGCTTGCTGGTGGCGTACCATCCAGGCTGACGCTTGCTGTAGGTCATCTTCACGTTCAGGTCTTTGAGCGCGGTGATGCAACCTGCGTGGTTGGATTCCACCACAGCCCTGGCGTTGTTGTATCGTTGGCTGACCAGTTGGATGCGAACGGCAAAGCGGTCGGGTGCTTCTCGCCCAGACCAGACGGCAACCTCGCGAAGGTCGGCCTTGTCGAAGACGGTCAGCGCCGCCGGGTCACCCACGCTGCCGAAGCCGGTGGGGTCTGCGTAGATTTCGTACTCTCGACCTTCCATCGGTCGCTCGAACTCACCGCAGCCATGGCTGCCTTCTTGCGGGTCTTCGATGGCGCTGTCCAGCAGCCGCCGAAGCACGTCTTCTGGCATCATGGGGCGCTGGCTTCCAATCCAGCCGTCGTAGGCGTCGCTTGGATACTTCGCGCTGTACAGCCGGGTGTCGCCAACGAACTCCGAGCGCAGGCGCGTGCGCATGAAGAAGAGGTTGTCGAGGTCCATCCCGTGGTGGGAGCCCATGTAGTCCAACTCGGCTTCGGTCGGAACGAAGTCCTTGGGGGCTGGGATGCGACAGGTTTCGTCCTTCCACCACTCCAAGAACAACGGAAAGAACTGTCCCTCGCGACGGAGGGCTTCGTGCCACATGCGCTCGTGGAACGAACCGGCTCGACCAGGGGTGCTCTCGATGACCAGCTTTGCGTTCGGCCGCTTGTTGATGCCGGGGAAGAGGTTGATGATCGCCTTCTGCTGGTGGATGGCCTCACCAAGCTCGGTGATGTGCAACCGGTCGATGGAGTGACCAACAGCCGGGGCTCTGCCCTCCAGCGACTTGATAATGATGTTGCCGCCGTGAATAAACTCCAGTTCCTTCTTGGAGCCCTTGCTGCCGGAGGCCAGTGGCATCTTGACCGGCTCTGGCAGACTCTCGTAGGCAAAGCGCAGACGCTTGAACGCCATCTCAGCGGTGGCGTTGGTGTCTGCGATGAGCATCCCGGCGATGCCCTGCAAGTACATGCAGTCGCGCAACAGCAGGTGCATCAGTGTGATGGTGGTGATCTTCGCCTGCCGGTACTTGGTGACGAAGGTCCACTTGTTGGCTTCGATGGCGCGGATGGTTCGGACCTGCGCCTGAGTCGGATTCAGAAACCCGGTGCTCTCGTCTTCCCTGACGATCTTGCACATCGACACAAAGGCTTCGGGAACGCTGAACATGCGGTTGACCGCAGTTGGGTCCATGCCTGGAGCCACCACAATCTTCGCGCCTGACCGCATGTGTTCTACCCGTGTTCGGAGTTGTCAGGAGCGTGTCAAGAGTGTGCAACCACGTCCAGCTTCTCTTCTGCTCTCCAAGCATCGGCGCGCCGCTCGTAGATGTCGAGGGCAAAACGAATCAGGGTCCGCATCACGTCGGAGCGTGACACGTCATCAGCGGTCAGGCGACCGTTCATGTGGACAGTCCCGACAAAATCGCGCAGCCCATCGACCCGGTCAGCGGTGCCTGGGTCGTACCGGACGGCGAGGTACTCTTTGCTTTTGCCCATGTGGACCTCCGCGAAAAAACGTATCACGGGTGTGTGACGCGCGGCAACCGTGGCGTCGCACACGGTACAGTTGCCCACCACTCAAAGGAGGCTCCTATGCCGCTCATTCGTCAGGAAGAGATCTACCCCGTTGCCGACACCCCCTGGGCCCAGGCAATCGAGGCTGTTGCTACCGCCGCCATCGTCAAGAACGACATCGTCATCGTTGATGGTGTGACCGGCATCATCCCCAAGGCGAGCCCCGCGTCTTCGGCGACTCTGTCGGAAAGTGCCGGTCAGTTGTACGTGGCTGCCGGAAAGGCTGCTGCAGGTGACAAGCTGTACCTGCTGCCGTCCCGCTCCGTTTCTGGCGTCAACACGGCAGGTGGAAACGCCGGTGAGCCTGTGTACCTCAGCACCGGCGGTGATTTTGCACTGTCTCCTGGCGTTGAGCCCCGCATCGTCGGCACCATCCTGGCGGCTGACGCCACTGCAGGCAAGGTGCTCCTCGCCCCCGGCCGCTTTGTTTCCAAGGCTGTGAGCCAGACCGAGGTTGTTGACAGCAAGTACTTCGACGACTT